CTTCAATGTCATTAGTAGTTGCCGAGTACTTAAATACTGGTAAAATCAACGCTAACGTGTTGAAAGAAATAAAAGGGTTATTAAACCCAGCACCTAAAGCCGTTACTGCTTAATGAATTCAGCTGATAAGCAATAATTTTTGAACTTTTCAGTAAAGCAACATATTTATTCTATATGGATAAATATTTTGTTTATATATATTTTGATAGCAAAAGACCTGAGTGTATAACAATAGACGGTGTGTTATATCATTTTACACCAATTTATGTAGGTAAAGGAACGGGTAAACGAGATAATACACACTTAAATTTAGTTAGAAATAAAATAAAGTTAAATAAGCGACTAACTAAATTTCAATATCGTTTATCAGAAATGATAAGTGATGGTAACACGCCGTTAATTGTTAGACATAAAGATAATATGACTAATTCTTTAGCATTAAAACTTGAATCTAAAATTATTGATGAACTAAAATTAATAGATGAAGGTGGTTATTTGTATAACTTAGTTAAAAATGGCACACACGGAAACACAAATAGACAATTTGATGATGATTGGAAAAAGAAATTATCAATTGCTAAATTAGGTGAACGTAACCCAATGAAGTTAGAAGAAAATAAAACAAAACTATCTATAGCTAAAAAGGGAAAGACCCATAGTGAATTAACAAAGGAGAAAATTAGTAAAAAAACTAAGGGCGTGAATAACCCTAATTTTGGTAATTATAAAACTGTTATACAAAAAAATATTAAAGGTGAAGAAATAAAAATTTGGTATAACGGGCTTAAAGATATATCAGAACAAACTAAAATAAATCAATCAAATATTATTCAAACCTGTCTAGGTAAAAGAAAAACAGCTGGTGGTTATATTTGGGAATATAAAATTAAATAATATGGTAAATAATATAGATAAACAATATCAAGATTTATTAAAGAAAATCTTAGAAAAGGGTAGAACTAAAGGAGATAGAACTGGAACTGGTACTATCTCCATTCCCTTTGCTACGCTTGAGTTTGACATGAGCGAAGGATTTCCTTTATTAACTACAAAAAAGGTTTTCACTAAGGCTATCGTACACGAACTTCTTTGGTTTATCAACGGTGACACCAATATTAAATACTTAGAAGATAATGGTGTAACTATCTGGACATCAGATGCTTATCGTGAATATAATAAGAAAGTTGAAGGGTTAACCGATGAAAGATTAACCAAAGAAAACTTCTCGTTGGCTATCAAACAGAATCCAAAGTTTGCCGAGATGTATGGTGAGTTGGGACCAATCTATGGCCGTCAATGGCGTAAGTGGACTACAACTCAAGTTGAAACAGTTTTAGGTGATGATAAGAGACCTAAGTCAAGATTGAAGATTGATAGTATCGACCAATTAGCTGAGGCAATGAATAAGTTACTTAACAATCCAGATGACAGAAGAATCCTTGTGTCTGCTTGGAACGTTGCTGAGTTACCTTATATGGCTTTACCACCATGTCACTGGGCTTTCGAGTTGTATACAGAGGAATTGACTGCACGTGAAAGGATGAACCTTTCAACTAATTATGGTAACACACACGATATAAAGGCAAATTGGGATGTTAGCGAAAACTTAATAAATCATATGTGTGATAAATGGGGTGTACCAACACGTAGACTTCATTTAAAATGGCATCAACGTTCGGTGGATACTTTCTTAGGTCTTCCATTTAATATTGCCAGCTACGCAATTTTATTGCATATGTTTGCTCAACAAGCCAATATGGTACCAGGTACACTTGTTGGTGACTTGACCAATGTTCACATTTACAGTAACCATGTCGAGCAATGTAAAGAACAGATTTCTCGTGAACCAAGAGCGTTGCCAAAATTAGTGTTGAATAAGGCTAATGATTTGTTCTCTTATAAGTATTCTGATGTGAAGATTGAAAATTATTTCCCTCATGAGTCAATCAAGGGTGATATTTCGGTGTAATCGTGTATTTATTAGTCAAACAATTAAATATGTACGATTATTACGATTTCGGCTCTAAAGCGGTTAGGGAAGAGATAGAACAAATTAAGGATAAAGAGAAAGAACACAGACGTGATTTATGTAGGAAGAGGGTAATGTGCTTAAAACTACGTAAACCCATACGAATATTGATAAATAAAGCTTCCAATTAGGAGGCTTTTTTTATTTTGTTTGATATTTATATTAAAAACAAATAAACGATGGCTCATATTAATGATATACATAGCATTATAGTACCAGCCGCTAATGCCAATTTTACGGCACACACTTATACTCAAGTATATGCTGGTGCAGCTGCAAGTCCAACAATTAACGGAATTGCTGTAACTATGGCCGCTGGTTCTGTTATTAACATAAAAGTAAGAAGCATTAGTGCAACCGCAAATGTGTATTTACTTGGTGAAAATTTAGATGTGATTTTAGGTAGTCCTAATCTACCTTAATATTTTGCGTTAAAGCCAGATATTTATATTAAAAATAAGGAAACCTAATTTAAACTATTATATGAAAAAGAATATCATAATTAACCCAGTTGGTCTTAAAGGATACGAAATCAATGAGCGTATGAAATCATTAATGGGTATTGCACCTATTAACGAGAATAAAACATCATATGTTATCGAATTAACTAAAGTTGGACCAGACGGTAAAGCTTATGCTATTGTAAGAGAAAATCACTTATATTTCATCAAGTCTTCTGACAAAACAGAAAATCTTGTTGCTGAAGATTTTAACTACATTGGCGGTTTAAAAAACAAAATGGAAGCTGCTTATCCATCATATGCTAAAGCAATTAAACAATTAAACCTTAAGTTTAGAAGCCTTGCTGAAGCTTATAACTACGATGGTGAAATCAACGTTTTCAGAAACGACAACTTACTTAACGAAAGTGGTATGATGGCTGGTTTCAGTAACTTTGGTTCTAACGGTTTTACTGGTGAAGGTAACTTAGAAGGTAACAAACCTTTATTTACTGAAGAAGAAAGTAAGAATAACCCATGGGCTATTTGTACTGCTTCAGTAGGAAGAGAAGATAAAGAAAAATACGAATCTTGCGTTAAAGACGTAAAGAAAGAATACGGTATTGACGAAACTATCACTGAAGCTGAATACTGCGGTATGGAAGAAGAAGAAGAAGAAGAAGAAGTTGAGTTAAGCGAAGAAGAAGCGGCTATTGATGCGATGATTGAAGGTGAAGGTGAACAAGCTCCAAAAGAAGATGTTCCATCAAACCCAGCAAGTCCTGAAGACCAACCATCTGCTATTACAGAACGTAGATTATCTATCATGGCTTCTATTGAAAAAATGGACGCTATTATTGACAGTCTTACTGAAGGGACTGTAAAAAAAAAAGTTTACAAAATAAAATAAACGAAAAATATGTGTTGAAGCTTGCTGGTTCAAATCCTGAACCAGCACCAGCTCCAACCGAAACCCCTATTGATGATGCACCACCAGCTGATGCTGGATTAGATAATCAACCATCTTCAGATGATAAACCATTTGATGATGAACCATTTGATGCAGGTGTAGAAGCGGATGAACAATCTGACCCAAAAAAGTACATCGAACAACTAACAGGTAAGTTAGGACAATCTCTAAGAAAATACAATGAAGAACAAGGCCAACCAGATTTTGAGTTGGAGAAGTTCGCTATTAACTCATTATTATCTGCAACCCACACATCTGAAATGGATGCTAAGGACCAAGATGATATTATCAAAAAAGTAAAAGAAGCTGGCGAAAATGATGATAATTTACAGGACACTGAAGTTGATGCTAATAACGATACACCCGATTCTGCTGACCTTGGGGTTGATGGGGACACAGGTAGCTCTGAGCCAAGCATGGATGCAAGTTCTGGCGAAGTTAACGAAGAAATGACAAATTTATTTGTTAACCCTAAGAAGAACAATATGTTTCAACCAGGGTCAAACGATGTGTTAAAAGGGGATAACCTCGAAAAAAAAGATGGTGAGGACTTGAAAGAGTCAGAAAAAATTCGTATATTTGGAAAAATAAAGACTAGATTAAGAGAAACATTTAACCAAGAAGACGAAAAAATGACAGAACCAATGGTAGAACCACAAGTAAAGCCAGCTCCAACAACAAAGCCAGCTCCAGACAAAGTGCAACCAAACATTGCACCTAGTAGAAAAAATAAACCTTTCTTGCCAATGCCAGAAGTAAAACCAGACCCAAAGGCTAGTAAATAATGAAGGAACTTTATTTGATATTTGTTAATATTATTGGTACTGACCATAAGGGTAATTTCCATTATGAATTTATCTTTTCGGATACTATCAGTCATATTGATGGTGATGATTGGGATATGGTACCAGCATCTGGGCGACCATCACCACCTGACCAGCATTTTATCAAAAAAGTGGGTAAGCTTGAAACCAAAATGAAATTAGAAGTGGTACAAAATAGTACTACTTTTGCAGTTTGGGACGCAGTGGATGGTGTTATAGCCTTAGCATGGGAGAACATTGATGCTTATGAATCGTATCCAGATAAAAGACTTTGTTTTAGATTCGGAGCAACTGTTTCTGAAGTAGAAGCCAAGTTATACGAAAAAGACCTAATACTAAACTATAATAACCAAAAACATGAACAAAGATAATATTAACGAACTTAATATGGATTACCAAACCTACAAGAAAATTGCAGGTACTCTTAATCCAAAAGATAAAGCTAGTGTTACCATTACAGGTGATAAACCAAAACAAGGTTATGATACTTCAACTACCACTACTGGAACAATGGAAGAAAATGCACCTGAAGGTGTTATTGAACCTCAAGATAAAGCGACTATCAAATATCTTTCTAATGTGAAAGATATTAACACTGGTGAAATCTCTAAACCATTTACTATTGGTGATAAGCGTTACCAAATGGTGAGAGGTCAACACCCAACTGATGGTATTGTTATGGGTGTTTATTGTTTTGATGATTTGAATGAAGCAGGTGAAAATATTATCCACCCTGTGGATGTATTTGAAAAAACTATTGCTTTACCATACAAACAAAAAATGGAAGAAGGTGGTGGTTTTGATTATGCGGCTGCTGAAAGACAACACCATGATGAACAAGATTATTTAAACTATTTGAATTTAGCTGATGTGGAACCAGGTTCGAAACATTTCTTTGTTGATACCACTAACGGTAAAATCATAGCACAGTTTAAAAACACAAAAGAAATGGTTAAGTCTGGTGTTAAATTAGGTGATAACCAAGATTACATGGATTTAAAAACACTTAAGAAGTTTAGATTCGGTGAATATTTTAAAAAAGGTGTGTCTGAGGAAACAAAGCCAGAAGATGCAGGTACAAATATTTCTAAATTACAATCAGATGTTAAGAAGTTAACATCAATGATTAAAAACAAATTTAGTGTATATCTTTCTAAGTTAGATAAACCAATTGAGCAAGCACAATTTTTAAGTGCTATGGCACAAGAAATTGGTGTGCCTATTAATAAATTAAGTACCATTATTAACAATTACAAAGATATCGCTAAGGATAGTGATAACGATAACGCTAATGTTGCTGGTATGAAGGCTGAAAGCCGTGTTATTACTAAGAAAGAATTAGAAGAAAGTGTTAAACCAATAACAAAAACAATTAAAGTAAAAGACATTAAAAATGGATAGAAAAAAACTAATACAACAAGCATTAGACAAAGCTAAACAAGGTGTACCAAAAGTTCAAAAAAGAACATTGAATGAAGGTGTGGTATATCCAGAAAATTTAGCTGAGAGAATGCACCCAGAAATAGAGGATGAATTAATTAATCGTAAACACTCGTTAGGTAAACATCCTATTTTCCCTGAAAGTGATGAAAGTACTTTCGAAGAAAAGATTATGGGTGAAAGATTTAATGAAGTTGCTAAGCGTTATAAAAGAGCATTTGATGTTGATACTATTAACACAAATGGTATGGGTAGAGCATTAATGACTATGGTTCATGAAACTATGGGTATTGAGGCTAAACACAAGAAAGCATTAGAAGAATTAGCTGTAAGAATGATTCGTGAAGAATATGATATGGGCGAAGATGTTGTAGAAATACACGCTGAGCTTACTCCTACAATCAACATGGTTGGTACTAAAAAGAATCCAAAACCGATGGCTGTTGAAATGGAGTTTGGTAATCACGATGAGATGATTAATGCTAACGAAGAAGTATATAAACGTAGATTTATTAACGCTATGATTCAAGGTGCTTCTAAAAAATGTAATCATATGTTCCATATGGTAGATGAAGAATTAACTGATATGGACCCAAGATTACCTAACAAGTATTCTAAATTAATGTCAACTGCTGATTATACATACTTCTTAGCACCTAATTTAGATTCAGCTGTTAGTGGTGGTGTAGTTAGAGTTCAATTCCCAACTAAAAACAACCCTAAAGCGGTTATACATGCTCAAGCAATGGTTTTCCCAGTACTTATTCATGAGTTAGTTAAAGGTGTAATGGAATTAATTTCAGCACATGGTTTACCTAAGGATAAGAGAATTGGTGAGTACGTAATAAACAAAGCAGACTTCTTAGCGGCTGAACCATGGGATATGCGTTTGGGGCCAGGTCTCTGGGAGCGTTTTACTCGTATGATTGAACCAGATGATTTCAATTTGAAGCATCATATCTATTCTGAATTAGCTGCTTTACCCGTTAGAGAATTTAACGTTAAGATGCGTGAAATCATGGCTGGAACTAAAGAAGGTAAAAAAATTATTACCCAAATAGTTGATGAAGTTAAGCATGGTTTAAAGGAAGATGAATTCAATGAAGCTATGCAAGAAGTAACTGGTAATTCTGATGTAAATTCCGATGGTTCAAAAACCTCTCAAAGCTTTGGTTTTAAAGAGCTTTTCGGGGGTGAAGGTGATGATGATTCCGATGATGATTCCGATGGTATTTCATTTGATGAATTATTCCCAACTAAACCACGTAAGTAATTGAAATAAGGCTCCATATGGAGCCTTTTTCATTAGTAAAAAGGCCGTTTTCCCTTGTTTCCGCATATTTATTAATAAAAACCGAATATGCTAACAACACAAGAGATATATTTAGAGTACGCAAAATGTCTTGCTAGTCCGATTTACGCAATTGAGACTTATCTTGAAACATTTGACAAAACTCAAGAGGGGTTTGTTCCGTTTAAGCTATTCCCAAGACAAAAAGAAATTATTCACGCATACGAGTCACATCGTTTTAATATTGTAACTAAACCACGTCAGGCAGGGGTATCAACAACTACAGCCGCTTATTTAGCAATTAAAGTAGCGTTTGCCGATAAAGATAACCCAGAAAAGATTCTAATCATCGCCAACAAACAAGAATTAGCGTTTGAATTCTTGGCTAAGATTAAGGATTTCTTAAATCAAGTTCCAAGATGGGTTTGGGGTAATGAATACTATGGGGATGTTAAATCTGAAGCTAAGAGTATTTTTATTACGGATTCAAAGAAAGATATTACACTTCCAAATGGTAGTCGTGTAAAAGCTGTTGCTACATCTAAGGATGCGTTACGTGGTTATACACCTACATTCCTTGTAATGGATGAGGCTGCGTATATTGATAACGGTGCTGAGGTATTTGGTGCATCATTAACAGCGTTAGGTACGGGTGGTAGAGCATCGCTTATTTCCACACCTAATGGTATGGACGCACTTTATTACAAAACTTACGACCAAGCTAAGAACAAAAAGAATAACTTCAATATCGTTGAGATGAAATGGTATGAAGATTTACGTTATAATAAAGATTTAAGGTGGACTAAAGATGATGTTACAGAACCTGAAGTTGAGTTTAACTTAAAATCTTATAAGAAAAGAATAGAAGACGGATGGAAACCAACATCTTCATGGTATGAAGAAATGTGTCTTGGTATGAACAATGATGCTAAGATGATAGCACAAGAGTTGGATGTATCATTTATTGGTTCTGGGGGTAACGTAATTAACGAAGCTGATATTGATTTCCAAGAAAAGAATAACGTTAGAGAACCTATTATGGTTATGGGTGGTGATTCTGAGCTTTGGATATGGGAATATCCTCAAGAAGGACATCAATATATCATGGGTGTGGACGTTTCTAGGGGTGATGGTGAGGATTCATCAACAATTACTGTAGTAGATTTCACAACTATGGAACAAGTAATGGAATATCAAGGTAAAATACAACCAGATTTACTTGCTCAAATCGTTGAAGAGTATGGAGAATTGTATAAAGCATATACCGTAGTCGATGTAACTGGTGGTATGGGTGTATCAACTGTGTTAAAATTACTTGAATTTGACTATAAACGATTACATTATGATACCCCGAATGGTAAAATCCTTAGTCAAAGACAGAGAGAATTACAAAATTACGATAAAGATAATAAGATTCCAGGCTTCCACGCAACTTCTGTACGTCTTCCAATGATATCTAACCTTGAATTTAAGATTAGAACCAATGCAATTAAGGTACGTTCATCTAGAATGATATCTGAAATGAAGACATTCGTGTATAGAAATGGTCGTCCTGACCATATGGAAGGTTATCACGATGACTTATTGATGGCTTTAGGTATGTGTTTATGGGTGGTAGAACATTCATTTAAGAATCTAGAGCGTTTAGAAAACCAAAATAAAGCTATGTTAAAGGCTTGGATTGGTTCTGGACAATTAAATAATGATAATACTGAGAAAGAACGTGGTACTGGTTTCGTCAGTGCTGCAAATAGAAATAAGCAAGCTCAACCTAAACCTAAATTTAACCCAAGTGTGTCAAAGAATATGCAAGACCCAACTGGTAAATATTTATGGTTGTTTAGCGGATTAAAATAATAAGACAATGGCAATTCAAAAAAAGGTATTTACGGCCAAAACGTATGGTGCACAACTTTATAAGTGGTCACCTATCCCAAGTGATAAAAAAGTTAGCAGAGGAACTGAGAAACCATCTTTCTGTAATGCTTCTCCAAACTCACAAGGTCAAGACTGGATTACAACCTATGTATACAATATTAGTGTTACACCACAAGGTGAACAACAAAGACTTGCATACGTAGCGTGTGATTATGTAGAATAACCTTTATTTTTCAAAATTTTGCCCTATATTAAAAGAAAAAAATCATGGCTGATAATAAGAATTTAACGATATTTCAAAGATTAGGTCGTATATTAGGACCAGATGGCGTTAAACAAAAACCACAACAACAATTACCACCACAAAGATATAGTATCGGTAGTGGGGAATTATTAAAAACTGATAACAAAGCTGAGTTCGAGAGAGCTAAGTTACAAGCTCAACAAAACCAATACCTTAAGGGTATGTGGAAAAAGGTTGAGAATGGATTATTTCAACAATCTATTAACTACGAAACAACTCGTGTCGGGTCATATGCTGACTTTGAAGCGATGGAGTTCTACCCAACTATTGCAGCTGCTTTAGATATCTTTATGGAAGAATCAACAACTCTTAATGATAAGGGTCGTATGCTTAACATCTATTCAGATTCTAAACGTGTTAAAGGTATCCTAGAAGATTTATTTTACAATAGATTAGACTTCCATACTTCTGGCCCAATGTGGGTTAGAAATACTTGTAAGTATGGTGATAACTTCGTGTTCCTTAATATTGATGAAACCAATGGTATTATTGGTGCTAAGCAAATGCCTAACTACGAAATGGAACGTAGAGAGTCTGATTTATTCAATATGATTTCTGGTCGTGATACCACTGGAAGTGATAAAACTAATAACCACGATAAAGTTAAATTCTATTGGAGAGGACGTGATATCGAATTTAATTCATGGCAAATAGCTCATTTCCGTTTACTTGGTGATGACAGACGTTTACCTTACGGTACTTCTGTTTTAGAAAAGGCTAGACGTATCTGGAAACAATTAATCTTATCTGAGGACTCAATGCTTGTTTATCGTGTAACTAGAGCCCCAGAAAGACGTGTATATAAGATTTATGTTGGTAACATCGATGATGCCGATGTAGAAGCATATGTAAATGAGATTGCAAACAGATTTAAGCGTATGCCAATCACCGACCCACAAACAGGTCAAATTGATTTACGTTTTAATCAATTATCAAATGACCAAGATTTCTTCGTACCTGTACGTAGAGAAGATGCACCAAATCCAATTGATACCTTACCAGGTGCTCAAAACTTGGACCAAATTGCCGATATCGAGTACTTACAAAGAAACTTATTCACCGCTTTACGTGTTCCTAAACCATTCTTAGGGTTTGAAGAAACAACTGGTGAAGGTAAGAACTTAGCGTTACAAGATATTCGTTTCGCTAGAACTATCAACCGTATTCAACAATCTATACTTCAAGAACTTAACAAGATTGCTATTATTCACTTATACATCCTAGGTTTTGAAGAGGATTTAGATAACTTTACAATTACAATGAATAACCCTTCAACTCAAGCTGAAATGCTTAAGGTTGAACACTTACAAGCTAAGGTTACATTACTTAAAGATGCTACATCTGACATTGGTAATGGATTTGGTGCCATGTCATGGACTCGTGCTCATAGAGAAATTATGGGTTGGTCTGATGATGAAATTAAACAAGACTTACTTGAACAACGTATGGAAAAAGCAGCAGCTGCTGAATTGGCTAATACTGCAAACGTTATTAAACATACTGGTATGTTTGATGTGGTTGACCGTATCTATGGTGACTTTAAAGCCGCATTGAATGGCGGTGCACCTGAAGGTGGTGGTGCTGAAGGAGATGGTGAAGACGGTGCTGAAGGTGGCGGTGGAGGCGGTGGCCTTGGCGGTTCATTCGGTGGCGGTGGAGTAGGTGGTGAAGACCTAGACTTTGGTGATGAAGCTGCTGATACTGAAGGTGGTGCCGAAGCTGAGGCTGGTGGTGAAGAAGCTGGAGCTGAGGAGGCTGGAGCTGAAGCATCTAAACAAGAGGCTGGAGCTGAAACTGAGGTAGCTGAAACACTTAAAAAAGTAGATAAATTACTTAAGGAACAAAAAGAAACTATCGGTAAAAAACTAGATGCTAGAACTAAAAAATACAAGGGCCGTTTTGTTGATGTATTGATGGAATCTATAAAAAGCGAGAAAAAAGAAGAGGATGACAAGATTCGTGTTTATGACAAGAACGTTAAGATAAATAAAGAAATTGACGGGATGATAAATGATATTAACGAAATGTTGGACGAATAATGCTTTTTTGAGGGAAATAACGATATTTATTAACAAAACAGTCACATATGAAAGTTAACAAGATAGATATTACACCAGCGGCTAAAAATTTCGGTAAAATCAATGCGATTTATAACGAAGTTTTAACTGAAGGTTTTATCACCAAAAATCAAAAGTCGATTGATTTATTCAAATCATACGTTAGGTCAATTAAGGAAAACGAAATCCTTAAAACACAATTTTTAGTGTTCAACAATATTGAAACTAAGATTGAAGAAAACGAATTCAAGATTAAAGAATTTGTTGAAGCTAATATTGATTTAATGAGTAAGTTCTCAAAAAAGGATATCCTTGAAGCTAATACTAAATTAATCGAATCAGTTTTATTTGAACAAGAACTTGATAACCCGTTAGAGAAATTACACGAAGCTATTAGCACATTAATCTTCACAGAAAAGTCACCTTCAAATGTTGATGCAATTGTGGAGGCTAAGACTTTCGTAATGGATTATATCAAGAACAACAAACCAAAAGAAGTTACTGAAGCTATTGAACTTCCATTAGAAATTTTAACTAATGTTATGGTTGATAAATACAACGAAAGATACTCTAACCTTGATGAATCTGAGAAAGCTGTATTAAAGGTTTTAATTGAGTCAAACGATGAACAAAAGAAAGAAGTTTATTCTAACATTTTAAAAGAATGCCTTGAATTAGTTAATGAAACACTTACTAAGTATAGTGGTTCTGACTTAGACGAGAACGAATTAAAGACCAAGGATAAGTTATTAAGAGTAAAAGAAAAATTACTTAATGATAAGGTAGAAATAAACGAGACTTTTAACGTAGAAATTTCTAAGTTAGTCGAATTAAGAAGTCTATTAAAACAATAACATAAGCTTCAAAAATATTTATTATGGCAAAAGTTACAAACAAAAATCTTGAAAGATTAAAAGAGCTTAGCGATGAAATCTGTATATCACCTAACGAATACAAAATAGTTGTTAAGAAATTAAAATCAATTGTTGAAGATGGTAAGAAGGATATCGAAACAACAACTTCAACACAAAATAAGATTAAGTGTTATGAAACAATGTGTGCGTCAATAACAACATTATTAGCAAGTATTAATATATAAAATGGCTAACGAAAAAGATACATGGGGTGAATACAGTAAGCTTGTACTAAACGAGCTTCAACGTCTTAATGAGAACACTGAGCACATGCGTACAGACATGGATAAGCGTTTTAATGAGATGAATCAAAAACTTACTGAAATAAAGAATATTGAGGGTAAGGTTATTTTTCATGGGTCTTGGATTGACAAGGTTAATGATGTTTGGTCACCTACTCAAATGAAAGAGGCTAAGGATGAAATCTACAAGCAAAAGAACCGTATGACGGCTATATTTGCTGTTTTAACCTTCTTACAAATACTAATTACTATCGGAATTGCCATCTGGGGAAAGCTTAAATAAGGGCTTGACACTTTCAAAAATTTTCACTATACTTGTATAAAATGTACCAGGTATATGAAAACAGGAAAAGAGTTAAAAATCAATAGTTTCAAGGATTATAACGTAGTTTTTGGGAGCGTGAATAATAAACACCCCAAAGCAGTTTATATTAATTTATCATCATGGGTTGAACCTAAAGATGCTGATGAAATTAATTACAATAGGGTTATTAGAGACCTAAATAAAAAGATAAAACAAACCATTTATAATCACTTCGAAAATATCCCAGATAATGATATCATTCAAGAAAGGACTATTGTTGACCTTGATATTAGAGAGTCTGGAATACGTTATGGTAAGCGTAGTTTCATGAGTTGTGAGATAACATTATTCTTAAATACAGAGATACCAGTAAATTCAGAAATAATGAAGCCAATGTTAACAGAAATCGTAGATTTATTGATAGATGAAGTGTTTAAAACCAATAGAAGTTTTACGTTTAATAAAAAAAAGAATTAATACTTAAGGCTCTAATCCAATAGATTAGAGCTTTTTCATTTGTGGTATATATTTATATCTATAAGCTAGCATATAGATATGAAAAATAACACAATCAAATTATTAAAACGTGGAGAAAGTGGCTTCGGTTACTTAATCGAGCAAGATGCTGGTTATATCTCCCCAGATGAGCCTAGAAATCAAGCATTCATTAATGAAATCAAAAAGCTTGAAGCAGGTAAAATTGTTATTGCTGAACCATTAGTTGTATACGTAGTATTACAAAAATTCGGTATCCTAAACCGTAATGGTCGTATCTATCCAGAATCAGTACTTAAGAGACAAGTAGAATTATATCAAGATGCAATTAGAGAACGCAGAGCAGTTGGTGAATTAGACCACCCTGAGTCATCTATTATTGCTGGTGATAGAATATCACATAATATCATTGAAACATGGTGGGAAGGTCATACCTTAATGGGTAAGATGGAAATCCTAATGACACCAGGTTTCATCAACTATGGTATTGTATCAACTAAGGGTGATGAAGTAGCAAACTTATTACGTAATCGTATTAAGATTGGTGTATCATCTAGAGGTGTTGGTAGTCTTGTTGAAGGACGTAATGGTGAACAAATTGTTCAAGATGATTTTGAGATTATTTGTTGGGATGTTGTAACAGCTCCAAGTACACCAGGTTCATGGATGGGTGCGTCACGTGAGGCTTTGAAGCCATACGTTGAAAGCATTGAGGCTAAAAAGCCTGTAATTAAAGAGAACTTAAATGATAATTTAGATAAATTTTTATTGGGATAATAAAAATTTTTAATATTTTTTTGTATTAAAATAGGCTTTTCCCCAAAATAGATATATTTATTTACAAAGGGACAAAAAATCTCAACATTTTTTATCTAAAAAGAATAAAAAAATAAAAACAGAAATGGCAGAAAAAAAATCAATACTTGAAGAAGCTCTTTTAGATATCAACAATATCGAGAAAGCTCTTAAGGCCAACACAAAAGAAATACTTCGTTCTGTAATGAAAGAAGAAATTAACGGTGTGGTGAAAGAATCTCTAACCAATGAGGTTTATGAAGAAGAGGATTTAGATTCTCCAGAAGGTGAAACTGAATTAGGTGCTGATGCTGATGCAGCAGTTGCTGGTTTAGACGCTGTAGGGGGTGCTGAAGACTCAGTTGAAGATGTACCAAGTGACATTGCAAGCCCAGAAGGTGTTCCAGCTATGGAACCAGAAATCGGAATGGACGCAGATGCGTTAGGTGGCGAAATGGACATGACAGCTGCATCGGATGATGACGTAATCGCAATTTACAAGAAATTGTCAGGCGAAGACGAAATCGAAATCGTAGGTGATGAAATTCACTTAAACGTATCTGAACCAGGAGAATACGTAATCAAAGCAAACGATACACCATTAGGTGGTGAAGTTGCAGGTGGTGAAGAAGCAGCTCCAGCTGACTTAGAACCAGTTGATGATGTAGACTATGAAATCGAGATTGGCGATGAAACAGAAGGTGGTGAGGAAGAAGCCCCAGCTGATTTAGAACCAGTTGAAGATGAAGGTGGAGAAGAAGAAAGTGAAGAATCTGAAGAAGAGGAAACCGAAGAAGAAATCGATGAAACAATTGCTAACGTGAATGGTAGAGCTGGTAGACAAGGTGCTAGACGCTCAGGTGCTTCTCACTTAGGATTTGATAAATCAGAGATGAACGGTGAAAAACTTGAAGAATCAGCTGAACTTGCAAAAGCTAAGAAATTAGTTTCTGAATCTGCAAATAAATACAACAAATTATTGGCTGAACATAATGCTCTTAAATCACAAAATGAAGAATTCAAAAGTGCTTTAAAGAAATTTAGAGGTCAATTACTTGAAACAGTAGTGTTTAACTCAAACCTTAGCTACGTAACAAGATTGTTCATGGAACACTCTACTACTAAGGCAGAAAAGGCAAACATTATTAAGAGATTTGATACTGAAGTATCTTCAATCAAAGAATCAAAAAAACTTTACAACACAATTTCAAACGAATTGGAAAACAGAAAACCAATCAATGAAGCTGTTGAAAATAAGATAATAAAAGAGGCAACATCTAGCGTGTCAAAACAATTAAACGAAAGCACAGCATATGTTGACCCATCTACTAAGAGAATCATCGAATTGATTAACAGAGTAGAGAAAAAATAATAATAACCCTAACAAAAAAAATAAACAATAAACTATGTCACATTTATTAACATCTGGACAAGTGGGTAACATCGGATTAAACCACATGAAGGCTATCCGTAAAGAAACCCAAGCAAAATGGGAAGCAATCGGTTTCCTTGAAGGTCTTCGTGGCCACGTAAAAGAAAACATCGCTCAATTATATGAGAACCAAGCTTCTTCATTATTAACTGAGTCTACAACAGCGACTAACTCAGGTTCTTTCGAAACTGTAGTTTTCCCTATCGTTCGTAGAGTTTTCTCTAAATTATTAGCTAACGACATCGTGTCTGTACAAGCTATGAACATGCCAATCGGTAAGTTATTCTACTTCGTACCTCAAACTTCTGAGCGTGTAAATGCTGCTGGTTTACCAGGTAACCCTTACGGTAACGGTGGTGCATGGACTCCTCAATACTCAGCTCACACTGGTATGAACGGTATGAACGATGGTTCTGTAACTGGTGTTGCATTACCTTCATGTGTTGACGCAACTGCTTGTGCGATTACATCTTTCCAAGGTAAAAACTTGTATGATGCATTCTACAACGATGGTTTATTCGACAACTCAAAAGGTACTTTAACTATCGTAACTGGTGCTTACGCTCCATTATCTTTAGATACTAACGGTAACTACTCAGTTATTCCAAATGCTACTGCGTTACAAACAGCTGCTGATGGTTCTGTAAGAAACGTTATCATCGGTATTTCAGGTTTCTCTCCTAACGCTACAAACAAAGCGGTTATGACTGGTGCAAACGGTAACCAAATGGATACTGAATCATTCTTAGCTTCTTTACACGTTTTAGCTGTTGCTAATATCACTGACCGTGATGGTAACGTTATCATCGCTGCTGGTAAAGAGATTCAATTCCGTTTAGTAACTCAAAAATACGGTAAAGGTATTGTTGACTATACTAACTTAACTGATGCAACTGGTACTTGCTACCTTGACTTAGATTTAACTCACCCAGTAGGAACTACTGCTACAGGTGCTGCTGCCGCTGGTACAGCAACTTATGACGGATACGTTGGTGCTTTATCTTCTTTCACAGTTAACGCATCTACATCTACAGCTGCAACATTTACAGTTGCTTGGGCTGAATACGCTTCTCTTGAATTAGAGACTGAAATGGGTGAAGTATCATTCAAATTAGATGAAGTAGTTGTTTCTGTTGAAGAAAGAAAATTACGTGCTACTTGGTCACCAGAATTAGCTCAAGACGTTAGTGCATTCCACAACATCGATGCTGAAGCTGAATTAACAGCAATGTTATCAGAACAAGTTGCGGCTGAAATTGACCGTGAAATCTTAAGAGATTTACGTAAAGCTGCTGCATGGCAATTACGTTGGGACTACAACGGTTGGAGAAAAGCTTCTACAGCTGCTAGCCCATACACACAAAAAGAATGGAACCAAACTCTTATCACTAGAGTTAACCAAACTTCTGCTCAAATCCACAAATCTACGTTAAGAGGTGGTGCTAACTTCATCGTTGTATCTTCTGAATTATCAGCGATTTTCGATGACTTAGAATACTTCCACGTATCTGATGCGAACCCTGAGCAAGACCAATACAACATGGGTATCGAAAGAATCGGTACATTAAGCGGACGTTACCAAGTGTACCGTGACCCTTATGCACCAGCTTACTCAATGATTATCGGTCACAAAGGTAAGTCATTACTTGATACAGGTTATATCTACGCTCCGTATGTGCCATTACAATTGACACCTACAATGTATAACCCATTCAACTTCGCTCCAGTGAAGGGTATCATGACTCGTTACGCTAAAAAGGTGGTCAACAACAGGTTCTACGGAGCAATTCGTGTGGATGGTGTACCAACATTTAACGTAAATGAATTAAGATAATCAATAATCTTATATAAATTAAAAAAGCTAATCGAAAGGTTAGCTTTTTTTTTGTTTATAATTTTATATAAATAATCGATTATATGGTTGACTTTATAGAATATTATTAGTATCTTTGTAATATGAAAAAAATAGAATTAACTGAAGAACAAAAAAAAGAAATTGTTAGATTATATAATGATGAATTATTGGGTTCACCTTCAATAAGTGAAAAAACAGGAATTAATAAGAGAGTTATTATTAAAACTCTAAAAGAAAATGGTGTAGAATTAGGACCATCTGGAAGAAGGAATATTGGTGGTAAATCAGTTTCTGATAAACGATATCGTGAAAAAAACAAAGAAAAATTAAATGAATATCATAAAAAATGGTCAAAAGAAAAACGTAAAGAACTTCGTGAATATCATTCAAAATGGAGAGAAGATAATCGTGAACATGTTAATGAAAAAACTAGACTATGGTATTTAAATAGACGTAGAACTGACCCAAGTTTTAAACTTAAATCAAATGTTAGAACAGCCGTTTGGACTTGTTTAAAGGAGCGTAATGTGGCTAAATATCGCTCGACATTTATATTGCTTGGGTACAGTTTGGAGAAATTAATGATTCATTTAGAAAAACAATTTACTGAAGGGATGACTTGGGATAATTATGGTGAATGGCATGTGGACCATAAGAAACCAATGGCGTTATTTCAATTTACTAGTACTGATGATGAAGGGTTTAAAGAATGTTGGAAATTGGAAAACCTTCAACCATTATGGGGTTCAGATAATCTTTCTAAGGGTACTAGATATTTATAGTTATGAAACCATTAATAAAAAAATTACTTAGGGAAAATTTATTAAATGAAAAATTAGCCGATATTGATAGCGATGTTGATATGTTATACACCAAATATTTTGAGTATGATATCAATGAAATACAAAACACTGGTATTGTTAGAAAAGATATGTTTATTGACACCGAAATAGATACATCAGTGTTAAAATCACCAGAATGTATTGAAGCTAACAGATTAAACCCGTGTAAAATTCTTATTAATAAAAGTATGTCTCGTAATTCTGATAATTATTATCAACCGAGTACTAGTACTATCAGTCTTAGTATTAATAAATCAGCTATGAATTATATTATTTACGATACTAATGGTAACGTTGAAGTAGCTATAAAGATGTTACCAAATGAACGTCAACAAAATGGTCTTAGAGCTGAATTAACTGAAGAAAAGATAAAAGGTTCTATTCATCATGAATTAGCTCATTGGATTGATGACACATTACATAATAAACATATTACTAAAAGAGTTAATAAAGCAATGGAACTAGGTACACCTAATGTTGGTGGAATACCTGTAAATGCTACTAAAATGGAAATACAAGGTCAAATACATAATGTAAAACAACTTTATAACAAATATAAAGATATTTGGGATGATATAACATTTAATGAACTGATTAAACGTTCACCATCATTAAATTCAATATATGGTAACCTATCTGGTGAATTTAGAACCAAATGGCTTAGAGACCTTAAAACTAGGATGCACAGAGAAGGATTATTAGGTAAGAAAATGGTTAATTAGTTTCACCTTTAATCTTAACCAATTTTTCCTCTATTTCTGATGCTAGTTTTCTAACAGCTTTACCTAAGTCCATATCGTTATGGAGTTCTTTAACTAAACGCTGTACTTCAATAGCGTGACCATTGTTTATGATTGCTTCTCTTGTCATATGATTGATTTTAGTTGTTCTAAGTTATTAAATGGTTTTATTTTGTGAAACCCAGTAAAAGCCGTTTTGGTACCTCTGGCCCTTAACGCTGGACTAAGTATTAAATCGTCATCCTGATACTTATTTAAGTCTTCTGGTAAGACAACACCTAATATAGAAAAAGTGTCGTCAGAGAGCCTTAAAACGATTATTTCGGGTGTTTCTGACTTCTTAAAGATGACTGGGTACTTACCTTTCTCTACCGACTTAACCCCCACCTTAAGACCTAACTTCGATAAATCTGGTGTGTGGAAGTCATCTGATTCTCCAACCGATAAGTCAACAAACTTCTCACCGAGCATTTGCTCTAAGGCCAGCTCACCACCAACCCCAGTTCTCCACCTAACAGCCTCATTGAAGGGGTCTATTTTATGATGAGATTCTTCTTTTTTCTTAGCCATTACCGCTACGATAAATTCATTTAACCTAGTGGTATCCAATAACTTAACAGTCGTGCCTTTATCTAAAGCCTTAGTTATCTGATAGTTATATATTAGGTTATTAAGAGATTTCACTTTACAAATATACACAAAAAAACCCAAAGTAGCAAGTACCTTGGGTCTTTTTAATGCGTTACAGATATTTATTATTATGAAAACAAAAATTTGTATAAAATGTAAATGCGAAAAACAGTTATTTGAGTTCCCAAAAAGAAAAGACTCTATTGATGGTAGGAGAAATGAATGTAAAGTTTGTCGTAAACCAGTAAAAAGTAATAAAAAATATGATTACGGGAAAGATTATTTTAAGCAACATTCTAAGAAGTATCGTGAAGCTAATCCAGTAAAGGCTAAAAAAATAGCTAAATCGTATAGAGATAATAATAAAGAGAAAGAAAAAGCTAGGGTTAATCGATTTAGAATAAAAAATAAAGAACTTATCGCTTGGAGGCGACTATTAACTAGAACATTATATGTTTTGAATCATGAAAAAAAGAATGGTAAAACAATTGAATTACTTGGATACTCAGCAATTCAACTTAAAATACATATCGAATCTTTATTTACTGAGGGTATGAACTGGGATAATTATGGTGAATGGCATATAGACCATATTAAACCACTTAACAGTTTTGAAAAAAATTCATTACCAAGTGTTGTTAATGCATTAAGTAATTTAAGACCAATGTGGGCAACTACAAGGGAGATAAACGGTGTTATCTATGAGGGTAACTTAAATAGAAATAAGAAAGGGTAGTGAATACTACCCTTTCAAATGCGTTAACTCTTAGTTATTTATGTTTAGATTTTATTTCCGCAGCTTGAGCAGAATCTATCAGTTCTACCAGTTTTGGCACCACATTGAGTGCAGTAGCGTTTAACTTGAATATCGGCCACTGTGTTAATCTTTTGTGATACTGGTAATAGTTTATACTCTACAGTACAAAATGGGAAGTATTCAAACGTTTTATTAACGTATTTGAATGTTTGGTCTGATTCAGAACCAGCTTCAACACGACCTGTTTCAATTGATTTTTTAGCTAAGATTCCTCTTGAACGAATTGTTTTAGAAGCTGGTGCTTCATCGGATAAAGTTTTAGTATTATCACGAGATAATTCTTGACTCATCCAATCCATTGTTGGTATGTCGCTAGAAAAATTAACACTAGATGTGCTAATTCCTTGAGACGATAACGAACCAGTTAGGTTAACTGAACCATTACCAGCAGAAAGAGTAGTCTTTAAGTATTGTGGGTCAGTACCTGTATTGTACGCTCCAAGTGTAGTTGTTGAAGAACCATTAACCCAAATTGGGTTACCATAACTGATTGGCTGACGCTCACGGTAAAATTCTACCTTGATATCACCATTGTTTTCAATGGCCTTTTTAACCTCTTCTGATTGACCAGATACTTCGTAAGTATCGAATAAGAACTTCTTAGCCACATCGATGTAGCGGTCAAGGAATACACGTTGACCAGGATTTAATACAAGCCCACCTTGTGAAATAGCTTTACCATTAAGGCTAATCTTAGCTAGTACAACGTCTTGAGTTGGATTAAATAATTCGATTTGGAATTCTTGACCTTTTTGAAGGTAGTAAGTTGGCATAGGGCCAACGTTTTTGTAGACTTTAAGTCTAGATTTGTTTACGGCTAAATGTGCCGCTGGCATCGCAGGTGATGCGTGTGTTGAATAATACATGTTGTTTAACTTTTTAATTTTTGTTATTATTGTACCAATACCTTTGTTGCCTAGACAACTCTGAACCGTTTTTAATGGTCGGGACTGATACGTGAGTTAACGCAATAATAAATATATGAAACTATTGTAAAATGTCAAGTACTTTTATTATATTTCTATTAAAGTCTCTTTATTCGGTGATAATTCGAATTTTTTATTACCATAAATTAATTCTTTTAGTCTTTCATTAAAACTATTAAAAGCCTTTGTGTTATCAAATATAGATTTTGGGCTAAAGTTTTCTATTTTATAGGCGTATTCTAAACCAGTTTTAAACTTAGGTTTAGACAAAATAATTTTTAAATCGGTAAAACTAGCCTCTAATGATGTGCCATCTTTTAATGTATAACTAAAATTACCAGTATTTTGGTTAGTATTGTTTTTCAATAAGGCATTCCATTCCTCTCTTGATACACTTTCGTTTAAACCATCCCCACCTAATTCGCAAATAGTTGATTGTATGGCAGACCACCAAGTGTTTGATTCATCTACCATAGAGTCACCAGACATACCTTTTTCCTTAACTTCTTGGCCAATCATTAGGTCAGCTTCTTGCCAATTCTTTAAAGGTTTATCTATCTTCTTCCACATTTCAGGATTTTCTTGTGGTGTACCAATAGCATTAATGATAAGATTAAGACCTTCTTTATAAGTAGCAACACTCATAGTATTACAAGCCTTTTGCATACCAGAGTTCATATTCTGGCCGTCAATCATTTGTTCTCTAAGTCTTTTTCTTATAAAGCTTTTCATTACTGTCCTTTTCTTAAGTCACAATTTTTTATTATATTCATATATTATAAATATGTGTTAATTTCAATAAATAATTTTTTATTGACTTTTTCTTAAAACTTTACATATTTATGTAAAAAGAAAAAATGGGTAAAAAAGAATTAACTGAAGAAGAGGAATTAGTTAAAAAAGAAGCTAATAGAGAATATATGAGAATATATCGTGAGAACAATAAAGAAAAAATTAAAGAAATTAATAAAAAAGGTGCTAAAAAATATAAAACTAAAAATAAAGAAAAAATTTTATTAGAACAAAAAGAATATCGTGAAAATAATAAAGAAAAAATTCAAGAATATCGTGAGAACAATAAAGAAAAAATTAAAGAAATTAATTCTAAATATTATGAAGAAAACAAAGAAAAATTAAAAATAACACAAAAAGAGTATTATCAGAATAATAAAGAAAAGATAAAAGAATATAAAAACATGTATAAAAAAAATCGTATTCTTATCGACCCTTTATTCAAACTTAAACAAAATTTTAAATCATCCATTTATATAGCATTAAAACGTAATGGTTATACTAAAAAATCTAGGTCTTATGAAATTTTAGGGTGTTCTTTCGAAGAATTTAAAAATTATTTAGAAAGTAAATTTGAACCGTGGATGACATGGGATAATCATGGTTTATATAATGGTGAACCTAATCATGGTTGGGATGTTGACCATATTATTCCTTTATCTTCGGCTAAAACAGAAGAAGAGTTGCTGAAACTAAATCATTTCAGCAATCTTCAACCATTATGTAGTAAAATTAATAGAGATATAAAAAGAAATAAATTAACTTATTGAGATTTACGCAATTCAACTTGATTTACTATTTCGAATT